TTTGTTATTATGTATACAAGTGGTCTACCGAATAGCTACGGGAACGCAAATTAAGGATTGCCCGACCACTTTTTCTTTTTCCTTAATATCCTTATCACAGAATTATGAATTTTAAACATATACAAAAACAAAAAGGTATCTATAAAATTACCAATAACAAGACAAAAAAATTTTATATCGGTAGTAGTGTAGATGTCAGGGCAAGATTATATACTCATTTAAGGCAATTAAGAAAAAATCAACATTATAATAAGCATCTGCAATCGGCTTTTAATAAATACAAAGAGTCCGAATTTTCTTTTAATGTATTAGAATATTATCCAGAACTAACTGTTCTTGAACTTAGAGAAAAAGAGCAAGAGTGTTTTGATTCTATTTTAGATTGGAACACTTGCTATAACATCGATAAGTTTGCAAATTGCCAAACCTTACCTAAACCTAAAAAACCCGAAACAATTGAAAAGATTGTCGGGAGAATGAGAGTAAGAGGTTCTGATGTATATTGTAGAAAAGATTCTGGAATTTGGAAAGTCTATATTACGGTATCTCGTAATAATAAAATAAATTTGGGGTCTTACAATGATGAGGCTATTGCTAGGGAAGTCAAGAAAATAGCAGAATTTATTTATTGGGATAATAACTTAGATTTAATCCCTCAGTTAGAAGCATTACGTGTTTATGCTAGGACTTCAGACAAACATTTGCAAGTTGAAAGAGGTAAGGGCATAACAAAGTTGAAGAATGGAAAATATTTCTTACAAATTAAGTTTAAAGGTAAATTCTATTATCGAGGAGTCTATTCCGATAAAACTCAAGCTATAAAAGTCAGGTCTTTGGCAGAAAGCATTTATCTGGATAATAAACTAGAACTATTAGAGCAACTAAACCTAGAGATTGAAAAAGCTGATAGAAAAGATAACCAAAAACATAGAGGTTGCGGTGTTGGTGAATATAAAGGTAAATTCTGGGCTAGGATTACTGTTGATACTAAAGTAATTAGTTTGGGAAACTTTGACACCAAAGAAGAGGCAAAAAGTATTAGGGATAAGGCTGAAGCTTATTATTACGACAATGATTTAACATTTGAAAAACTTTTTACAACCCCCAAGAGAAATCTTCCTATGGGTATATACGACTCACCTCAAGGCTTCAAGGTCAGAGCCAACAAAAAACATATAGGAACATTTAAAACTCTTGAAGCTGCTTTAGAAGCCCAAGTAAAAGCTGAACAGAGTCTGCTAAACTAGATACATACCCATAATTAACACATACACATGACCCAAAAAACACCCCCACGCCGTTATCGCATCTTTCCCGCCTATGTCAATGGTGAAGGTCACACTGTCGCAGCAGGAGAATATTACGAATATGAAATTAATCTAGATGAAGCTCGTCAACGCAGCACTGCAATTCTGGTCAACGCTTCAGAATTTCAGCAAGTAGTTCCCGTCAACACCAATCCCGATATCTCCTTCATCCCTAGCAACGACCTAACCTTCGACAATACAACCACAATCCACACAGTTAAAAAGCTGAAAATCAATAGCGCCCCTGCATCCGAAATTGAAGCTCTCAAGTTCGTTGGCAAAGTAGCGACCCAAAAAATTACCGAAGCTCGTAAAGATGCTAAAATTGAATCATATTCACAACTAGACCGCATCGCTCCACTCAAGAGCAAGAAATGGGAAGACATCGCCGTTATCGACTTTGAACTGCCCGACCCCACTCATGGTCTAGTATACGAAGGACTCAAGACATTCGGCTACACCGCAGAAACCACAAATGGAAAATCAGCTTAAAGCGCCAAACCTACCCAAGATGAAACAAGGGGCAATGAAACCGATGTTCGGTGAACGTTTGCCCCAAGCTCGTATGGGCGCAACCAACAAAAAAAGTGGCGGTTTCACAGCACCAGTAGTAAAGCGCCGCAAAGGTGTAATCTCAGCAGGTATGGGCAAGAACATGACATTCGCATTTATGAACACTAACCTAGCTAACTTCAGCTCAGACAAGCCCTCACTTCTTTTTTCTGCCAACGAGCGCCAGCGAGTAGCCGAGTTCCTAAATTTAACTGGTCGCCAACGATACTACAGCATCGACGACATTCCCGACGATGAACTAGCCGAAATGACTGACCAACAAATTAACGAAGCAATTCACAGGCAACAGGAAGTAGAAGCCAAAAACAAAATCCGTGAAAGTGCGAACAACCGAGCCAACTATCGTGCCAAACTAGATACATTCCGCGAAGGTAAGTCTGCTATTCGTCAAGGCTATCTACCTTATGTTGGAAAATTACTTTACGGGTAAATTATGAAATACGCAAACATTCAATCCCTAACACGTAAGCTTAAAGGTCGATTAGAAGTAGTTGAACAAGAGACATCAGGCATCACTGGTATTGCTACTCAAGAGATTGACGAAGCTACTGTTGAAATGCTTGTAGATGAAGTGGAATTAGGGGATATGGATACCTATCTTCAAATGATTTATGAGTTTCCTTTAAAGCTTACTGAACCTTCTACAATTAATTATCTAAAGATGATTGCAGAAGACATTTCTATTGCCAAAATCATTGACTTCAAATTTCCTCGTCAAACCGATGGCGAAGCTAATAATGATGGATTCAGTCAAATAACTTTACAACGAGGCTTAGATAGACTGCAATCCTTATTTGCTGGTACTGGCATTTTTGTAGCTGGTGCAAACGCTGGTCTTCAAGCAATTCAAAACGACCCAAATGCTTCTCAACAACAAAATAGAAACATTGTCTTAGCAGGTGAAGTACTTAAAGAGTATATTGGCTACGATTTTAATGGTGATGGTACGAGTGACACTGATATTTTTAAAAAGAACCTAAATGTTGAACCTAGTTTCTATTGTGCTGACGACTTTAATGAAATTGTAGGCACTAATGATGGTAATTTTATCGAAAATGGTGTGCAAACAAGACGCAATCGTTATGTTACCCCATACTCTAACAACTATCGCAATCCTGATACTGTGAGCTTTTGGTAATAAATGTTTATTGAACGCCCCAGCTACCCTGCAAATTATAAGTTTCTTGACATAGACCTCCAAACTATAGCTGCATATATTCGTAATGAAGTTAACATCACGTTTAATACAGCTCTAGGGGGTAAGAAAGCTATTTCGAGTTATACCGTAGACAACACCAACAAGTTGCCTCTAGGAACGAATATCTACCCACTACTGAAGATATTTCGCAATGAGGAGTCCTCACTATTCCCAATCGGGGCAGGAGATGTAGTTAGCCTCACAATTGCCTATGTTTTAGCCTATAGTGCCAAAGATACAGCATCAGGGCTTACTTTCCACGTAGCTAAAGAAATAAAGCGTATACTTCAAAACAGTGAAGTTGATGAGGTAATTCCTTTTACTATTGACAAAGAACAGGGCATCACAATTAAATATGAGTCTGCCACAACTACTGACCTTATTTACGATTACGCCAAAATAAACTGTGCAGTCTTTGCTTATTAGCATCTCTGATATAATTGAATAAAATCTTATGCATAAGAAGAAAAACTAAATGTCAAATATCCAAGTCGCTTTAGGTGTAGCTAATCCTAAAGTTCTCACAACTCTAGACCTTGGCACTAATCCAGTCAAAAATATTGGAGATGCCGAGTACATTCCTATTACTATCGCTTTAGCTCAGGCTGATATCACTGCGTCTGTTATTCCTATTGCAACCGAATCTAAGCTAAGAGCTGTGGTTGCTGGCGCATTTGATAATGTGCGTGTTGGAGACTTTATTACCGCAGTTGCAACTGGCTCTCTAACTGCCAAAAGCAATGTAGCAGTCAACAACGTCTATTTGGCTTCTGGGCTAAAAGAAATCACCTACGACGAAAACTACAACAGCACCAACCTTGGTGTTAAGTCAGGCGATGCTATTACTGTAGCGTCTGCGGGGACTGGTATTCCTGCAAACACTATTGTCACTAAGATTGATTATGTAGCTCGTAAAATCTACATTGACAAAGCCTTAACCGAAAGTAAAGTTGCTAGTGTCAGCGTAACCCCTAAGATTCGCGTTACAGCCGTTCGCAAGTCCACCGCAACCGCAAATGCCAACGAGATTGATTTTGATAGCACAGTGGCGACTACAGGCGTAGCTGGTAACGTTACTATCAAAGGCGGCGCAGTTGATGGAGTTTATACTGTAATTCGCGTACTTCCTTTGGATAATGCTGTCAATGCTAAGGCGACTGTATCTATTGCTTGTGCTACCTTGGACGGCTCTGAAGTTAAAGGAAGTACCGAAGGATTTAACGGTCTTGCCTACGATACCCTGACCTACAGTAACATCGGACAATATCAGACTGACCTCGACTCTTATCGCACCAAAGCTGGTGTAGCTGCACCTACTGGCTAATAACACAACATGGCTATCGAATGCCTCGGAACTAAATATTTTGCCATCAGTAGCCTTTTTGTTAAAAGCATTGATGGCAATTTTTTTACGTTTCCATCTCCTTACAGCATCACTATCGAGAGTGACTTCAAAAAGAATAGCACCATAGAGATATGCTATGCTAGTTTCTACGGTAGTCCACTCGTATTGGACTACATATTTGATTTATTTTTCTATGTCATCTCATTTGATGGGAAGATAGAAACCTTCTTCTTACGGTCTGTGCATCAGAAGGAAGAACCTCGAAATGAATCTTACGGTTATAAAGGAATATACAGCTTTCAACCCGACTTGATTTTACAGAATAATACACTACTCAACGAAAAAACAGAACTAGGACAATTCTATGGCAGCCTCAGACAAATTAAACAAACCATCTTACCAGACCCTAGAGGTACTTCTTGACGACGGCAAAAAAGTCCGTATCAAGCGCGTACCTCAAAGTGACCTCAAACAGCTAATTACTTTACAAGATGAATTGCTTGGGCTATACATCAAAGCAGATGGCGCATTAGCCGAACTTCTTGTCGATGAATCAGTTGTCGAAGTTATCAGACAATACATCGGGCTTCTTCCTATTGAGGGGCAGAAAACAGAAGCTGGGGAGCAAAAATATCTCAGCTACGACGATATTTGCGAAAACTGGGAACAACTGACTCGACTCGTCTTTAACGGCTCTCTTGACGAAAAAACCCGCAATATCGAAGGAGTAACACCATCCCTAGTGAGTAATCTCCATTTTTTGCCTTACGAGACTCAGAGAGAGCTGCATCTTCACAAGCGCAGACTAGACAAGACACAGGAGCTACTGAGTCAGAGAGAGGAACTCGAAAAACTAGAGAAGCAACCAAGCGAAAGCTAACCGAGCCGCATTACCCCCAATTCCAAGACCCTGTAGAATT